CTTGGAAAACTAAAGCTTTCGCCGTAGCTTCTCCAGCTGGGAGTTTATACCCAACGGAAAGGGCTGAAGCCTAGGGGCTCCAGGGTCCTACATCAACATACCCTGAGGGTATGAAGATGGTCCTCTTTTTCCAAACAACGTTATCTCGAACGGAGTAACCGTGTGATCCCAAAGAAGGAGGCTCTGAAAACAGTTTTGCATACTCCCGTAAGGGAATGCGACTGATCATAGCATCCGACGAAGGACCCCACGGCCTACGTAAGAGATGAGCAGAAATGGCGACATCAATATCATAATACCTAAACCGACGAGGAATAGGTACATGAACATTAATGAAGAAGCCATCCCAACCACTTTTTCGACATAATGCCCACTTTGTTTCTTCATCGTGGACTACTGTCGAGATTGAGGAGGGGCCGCGTTGTTGAAAACGCTTCGGAAGCTGAAAAACCAATTCCTTCCAGACCTTTTTGAACTTCGAATTACGATAGTAACCGAAGCCAAGACGGCGAGAAAGGACGCTAATTTGGTTAACCAGCGACAGAGTGCCTTGATCATCTAAGTGCTCCTTCCAGTAAATCGGTGTAACAGAATCGCCATTGAAGGCATCCTGTCCACACGATTCGCGAAAGTAGCCCTTAGCGTATGACTTAGAGGGATTAACCTTAAAGCCACACAGCTCGAGGATCTCTACGATTGACTCAAAAGACTCAGTAGGCACAATAAGGTCGTCTCCATAAACAGAGACATCCTCACTGATTGAACTACAGAGGGACCAGAATAGCAAACTTTCTAATTCGAAAGTATAGCCATTCCCCATACTTGACCACTTCTCATAACTCCGCCATTCACCGTCGAGGTGATACGCAGGGCTTCTGAGGGCGGCCAATATGTCAGTCCACGGTTCTGGCAACAACGCTAGAACTACCTCCTTTGAGACAGTGTCGGAAGCGGATGCTAAATCAATGGTAGCATACTTAGCAGTATGCGACCCATAGATGGCAAAAGCCTGATTGGTACCTTGATGGTTTAAGTCAACACCGAATTGTTTCAGTCGCTTCCGAAGGAAGCTTCCAAAACCTTTCTGCATGAACATATTCCATCTCGGCTCCACGGCGATTGGTCTATCAGTTTTAGCATTCTTAGGGACGAATGTGACCGTGTTACCACGACGGATATCTATATCTAGAAGTCCGGTTTTAGGGTCACTCACAAAATGACAACCCAAACGCGTTAAAGCGCAAAAGTTGTTTAATAAGGAGTGAGCCCCAATGGTAACACCACCTGGTTTAGACAGTTTATTGTAAACGGAAGTCATTCCAGACACAGTAGAACAGTCTGCCCCAGGGCCGAAATCACAATACTCAGTCCACTTATAGAGATCAGAACCAAGAACCAAACCGATTTTTCTTCGAGCCGAGTGAATTACTCGTTCGAAGCGAGGTAGAAGGTTTAACTTCATCTCGCGGTAAGGTTTCCAGAACTGATTTGTAAGTGAACATAAGTCTTCGGCCTCTTCAAACTTTTCCTTAGCTACTAATCGCTTATCTATACTTGTCGGTAACCATTTAGCTTTCGAAAGCAATTTGGTCGCCTGATGAGCAAGAAAGAATTGGTGACTAGTGTTAAAAGCCAGAGGGTCAAGCTGAAGATTGGCGATTTCGTCCCACATCTCGTACTTTAGCATGATCGACACGCTTAGAGCACGCGGGCAATCTAAGGCACGAAGAAGTTGCTGAGCAACTTCGACGTGACGTTTAAGCTCGTGCTTATTCATCGTTCAGACCTCAAATTGGATGTGGACCACCCAGCCAAGGGTGGCTATCCTCAACTCAGTGCACGCTCTTCTTCTGCGATCTCTCGCAGTCGGTTTGAGTGCTCTCGTGAGGATTGAAGGGCTTCGACCAAAAGTCGCAGTACAGCTAGAATGACGTTCAACCTCCCAAGACTAAGTCGATTAGGAACGCCTTGGCCCAAAAGCCATAGGAATTCGATCGGTATAGAATGGGTGTGTTCGCCAAAATAGCCATGAAGCAACTGTTGAATCTCGGCGATTCTTTCGTCGCGAGGAGATAATTTACTCATGTAAGAAAACCTCTTTGTTGAAGATATTTAATTGACGATACTCCACAAATCACCCTACTTATGCAGAGGGATGAGTGAAGGTTTCCACGGCAGCTGTCACAACCGCATCACCGAGAAAGTCGATTAACATCGCTTTCAAGTCTTTGCGGTTTTGAAGTGACGACCGATTCGGGAACACCAACTCAAAGTCTCCGATTACCTCGAAGGCCTTGGAAGGAGCTGGGGCGAACCCCAGGTCGGTATCACCTGACACTGTTTCCAGTGTTGGGAGAACCAACTTACCATTGACGCGGACGGTGCCATTAGCGTTTTCCTTAACGGAAAGGCTAGCAACACCGGCCCCGACAGGGTAACCCGAGTTAGTAGTATAATCTTTCCAGACCGTAAGGTCGGGAGAAGATTGCGTACTACCGAAGGACCGATTGACCGGAGTTCCGGCTGCGTCGGTAAGGGTAAGAGTACTCATTTAAAGTCCTCAAAAGATGAGAGTTCTACTCTCATATGGTTATGAACTCTGAACCACCCGAAATCTGCTCAAACAGACGTGAGATGGAAAAGTTCGAAAGTCTTCAGCTTTTAACGGCTGAAGGCCTGTGACAAAAGCGACAACGCGTTTGCCACATGGGTTAGAGAGAACGGATCTTGAAATCGAGGGGTAGGAGGTGAGGGCCATGATCCCAACGCGGTACGCGTAAAGACCATAGCATCGCCACTACCTGTTCCGCCAGACCAATGGGCATTAATATAATACCCAGCGACACTGTTCGGATCAGACAACCTCGAGCGAAGTCGTTGCTCCATTTTGATAGACATCCAACCGTACTTGAAAACCAAGCCACGGTTGTAGTCTAGATTCTGGAGAAACGTTCCGACAGGTAAAAACCAATCAGCGACAAAGGACCAGGGAAGTAATTCCCAAGCCAATGAAGCAGGATTAGTAATACCCAACTGGGACAGCGATGACCCCAAAGAGAAGTCAATGCCGTAGACTAACGCCGCATATCCTTTGGCGCGGCGATCTTGAGTTTCCCAGGTTATCTCCGGACCGTGATCGTAGACGCGAGTTACCTTCTTCTTATAAGGAAGAGTGCAACTGGCGCCCGCTTTCGCAGTAAAGAGTTCACCTGAGTCATTCCAAGCTCGCCTAACAGTTTCACAACTGTTATAGACGTCCTGAACTAATGGTTGCCAACCATAACGGTTAGCAAGCCACCAGTCTGGGACCCCACCGAAATTCCTCTTTATCGAAGAATTCGGGGATCTGGTTCCAAGGAGCTGCTGTGATGCACCCCGCCAGTTGCCTTTCTTAGCTGCAGAAACTGCACCTACGATTCGGCGAGCTGTCGTGGCGACCATGTCAGCGCATTGTTTCCGAGTTGCAAGAATCTCACCGAGATTCACGCGATGAGACTGGACTTTTGAGATCAGCTTATTCGTAAGCTGATAACCCAATTTGTCCTGGGCCTCACCCATGCTCCAGTAGGGATCCTTGTTCGGATCGTACCCAATACCGAAGGTATTTCCCCATTGACCACCGAACGTGTCTCCAAGAGATGGTATCGAACCATTCACGGATAACGGACTTTGGTTCCATGTGAATTTACTTCGAAGATAACTATTCGTCTGAATATTATGAGGCCACCCTGGGGTGTTTCCGCCGGACTTATCCTGATATTCGGACCTGATAAAACAGGTATCCGAACCATTAGAAGTTTGTCCAGAAGAAGCAGTCCTATAGTGGTTGCTCACAGTAACAGATTGACTAGCATCAATTGGGTAGCCAGGCTTCGACATCCGGTCCTCCTTGCTTGTTAGCAAGTCTGAATTAGTTTAGAACTAACCCAGCGAGTGAGTCAGGGTCGATAGTTCATACTATCAAAACCCAGAAAGTAACCATACTTTCGTACGGTATTGACCCACCCGAGGGCCTCCGGTTTGAGCCGGG